CGTTACTTCTTCTATCATAGATTCCAAGGCGGCTATGGAAGCGTTTGGAATGACTACTAAAGATATCCCTGCGATCATGGACGCTGTTACCAAAACCGCACAGAATACCGGAGTAGCCACTGATAAGCTGTTTCAATCAGTAATTGACGGAGCACCGCAGCTGAAATCATTAGGGCTTGATTTCGCTCAGTCGGCCGAATTAATCGGTCGATTTGAGCAGAAAGGCCTGGACAGTTCAAAAGCTCTCTCATACCTCGCAAAAGCTCAAGTGACGTGGGCCAAAGACGGCAAAACCATGGGTGAGGGCTTGGAGGAGCTGACAAAGAAGATACAAAACAGTAATAGCGAAACCGACAAACTGACGCTGGCAAGCGAAGCCTTCGGAACTAAGGGCGCGGTATTTATGCTTGATGCCATTCAAAGAGGAGCGCTTGATTTCGATGACTTTTCGGCAGCGGCTCAAAACGCAGCCGGATCAGTAGAGAGTACATTTGAGGGAACGCTTGATCCAGTAGATAAAGCAACCGTTGCAATGAATAACCTGAAGCTGGCAGGAAGCGATCTTTCCAGCAGCATACAGGAGTCGATGGCACCGATTCTGGAGAAGCTTGCCGAGTTATTGCAAAAACTGGCCGAATGGTTCGGAAGCCTCCCCGATGGAGTGCAGCAGTTTATTGTCATACTGGCCGGACTTCTGGCAGCGATCGGCCCGATTATCGTCATTATAGGAACGCTGATCAGTTCGATTGGATCAATTATAACCTTCTTCGCCGCCGGCGGTGCAGGCGCGACTGCATTCGGAGCCGTGATCGCAGCACTAACGGGACCTGTTGGAATCGCGATTGCCATCATTGGAGGATTGATTGCAGTCGGGATACTGCTTTATAAAAATTGGGATACGATCAAAGAGAAGGCTACGGAGATCTTCGGATATCTAAAAGAATTTATTGGTGATGCAATAGAGAAGATCAAAGGATTCTTTAATGGAGTAATTGATTTCGTCAAAAACAATTGGCAGGGCCTGCTCCTATTGATAGTCAATCCATTCGCCGGCGCTTTTAAATTGCTCTATGATAATCTGGATGGATTCAGGGATAAGGTGGACAGTATTTTTAATACCGTGAAAAACACTATTTCGAATGCCATTGAGAAAATCAAGGGCTTTTTTGATTTTGACTGGAAATTGCCAGAAATCAAACTGCCGCATTTCAGCATATCCGGTAAATTCAGTTTAGATCCTCCACAGATTCCGCATTTCAGCGTCGATTGGTACAAGCAGGGCGCAATATTCAATAGCCCGGCCATAATCGGAGTCGGTGAAGCTGGTCAGGAGGCCGTACTGCCGATAGAAAAGATCGACGGTATCATAGCAGCTGCATTACAAAAGGTGGGACTCTCCGGATCCGGTGGCGTCATCGTACAGAATATGTATGTGAGAAGCGATGATGACATACAGAAGGTTGCTGCTGAACTTTACCGCCTGCAGGAGCAAGGCAAAAGAAAGAACGGAGGCTGATCATGATAGGGTATACTTTCAGGAACATTCATTCTTCCACTTTTGGAATTGGTGTTAGAAGTGATGACCGCAGCGTGATTCCAGCCCTCAGAAAGAATGAATTTGTCATTCCAGGGCAGCACGGATCCATCGATTACGGAATGAATACCTATGAGAAGAGATCAATCTCAGTAACTCTTGGTCTACTAAAGAATGAAAATCATGAAGCACTCCGGGAAAAAGCACGGGAGATTGCAAAATGGATCAGCGGCCAGGGTGCACTGGTATTCGATGATGAGCCGGATAAGGCGTATGACGCTAGGGTGTATGACTATGTCGGAATCGAACAGCTGCAGCTTCTGCCGATGGGACTGCTTACCGTTAAGTTTGAGTGTCAGCCATTTGCTGAGAGCTTGGAATATAATCAGGTAAACGCAGAAATCACGGACAGCCCAAAGGAAATAACGGCAATGGTGAGCGGTACCATAGAGTCCTGCTGCATCATTACAATAAAAAACACCGGAACAACCGATATCACCAACATCAATATTAAGAGAAAGGCGGCGATATAATGTCACAGGCAAGTAACTGGCTTGAAGAGGCCGTATTAAACTTTTTTTTCAGAAACCAAAGCGTAGCGCAACCGACAGCGCTTTATCTTGCGCTGTATATCAATGATCCCACAGATGCAGACACAGGTACCGAAGTAAGCGGCGGATCTTATGCGAGACAGCAGATCACGTTCGGAGCTCCGACACAGACCGGAGATAAAGGAGTGATTTCCAATAATCAGAAAGTCGAATTCCCGATCGCTACGGCGGACTGGGGAAGCGTCGCATATTGGGGAATCCGCTCCGCACTGACCGGGGGGAACCTGCTCTGCAGAGGATCCTTCTCAAAGGTCGAAAATGTGCAGTCTGGAAACCGATTTACCATCGAAACAGGGAACCTGCAGGTAACGATGGAATAAGGAGGGCGCCATGTTTAACAGACAGCCCTACAACAGGGGTAAATTTAACCGGGCATCAGGACAGACCACAGGTGCAAGCGGAATCTCCCTGTTGAAATTAGGCGTAAACACCGTTGCTGCCATGAGGACCATCGCGGCCAGCGGGATCTCGAATCTTTCACTGAAACAGCAGTCCGTCGGCACGGTGGTCAAGTACAGCGTTGCGGCGGCTGCTCTTTCTTTAAAAACAACCGGAAAAGGCATCAAGGAATTTATCGTTGCCGCAAATCCGGCTGCACTTGTGATGAAATCGGCAGCCAGTCAAACCTTATCCGGTGAGGCGTCTATCAATCTTCAAAGCATTGTCCTCGCGCCCGGCGACGAACTTATTATCAACACCTGCGATATGACGATCACATTGAACGGGGAAAATGCAATGGAGTATATGACAAGCACGAGCGAATTTTTTAATCTTCTCACCGGACTGAATACGATCGAGTATTCCGATGGAAGCGAAGCAAGAACAATCAATTTTGATGTGATATGGAAGGACAGGTGGCTATAATGGACAGTATTACCAGAGTTTATGATCAGAACATGAAAAAACTTGCCTATCTGCAGAATGCATTTGATATCGGATATGATCTGACATTGAATGCGTTGTGGATGGCGAATTTTTCGCTTCCTGCGGATGATCCGAAAAACATCTACTGCCAGCCATTCAATTATGTTGAAATCTATGACGGTGAAGAACGAATCGAACTTTTCCGGATTATGCCGTCAAGATTGACCAGGGACACGAAAGGTAACATCGTGTATAGCTGTGAACATGTATTTGCGACACTCATCGATGATGTAATGTTCAAATATCATCAGATTGGCGGGGACAGCATCGGAACTGTGCCGGTATTAAGGTATATCCTGGACCGGCAGACATCGCCCAGATGGCAGCTGCAGCAGTGCGATTTTGATCGTAGGTTCGAATACAAGTGGGAGAATGAAAATCTGCTTGCAGCGTTGTTTTCGGTACCGGAAGTATTCGATGAAGATTACAGGTGGGAATTTGATACCACTGGGACGATCTGGAGGGTGAGCCTGAAGAGGCTGTCGGAAAAATTTAAGGCAGATATCACATACAAGAAAAATATGTTGGAAATTCAGAAGGAATCCGATCCCACACAAGTAGTGACCAGGCTTTATTGTCTGGGATACGGGGAAGGTGACAACCAGCTGGGAATTGAAAGCGTAAACGGTGGCGTTCCGTATCTACAGGCCAATACCACCACATACGGTATTAAGGCAAGTATCCTGGTTGACCGGCGCTTTGAAAGTCCTGAGACACTGAAAGCCTATGGACAGAGTATGCTGAATGAGCTGAAGACTCCATATAAATCATACCAGGTGAAAGCCGTCGATCTCCACCGGAAGAGTCCGGAGAAGTACGAAAAATTCTTCCCTGGGGACATCGTCAGAGTCATTGACAAGGAAGATGACATCATTGAGGATCTGCCGATAGTTGCGGTGAAAAAATCGGATGTCAGGGGTAACCCGGGAGCAATCACGGTTGAGGTTGGAAACAGGTCAAGGGATATCTCCAGCAGCATCAACGAGCTGGCAAGCAGGACCAGGATCAATGAAGTATACGCCCAGGGAGCCACAAACCAAGTTATGATCCCGTTCGCAGATAACGCGGATCCGGATCACCCGGCAGTCATGAAAGTCTACATTCCGGATACAATGGTCAGGATTAATAAATGCATCCTGAATTTCCAGCTGGAAGCCTTCCGTGCATATTCGAAGGCAGTAGAAGGCGGCGGAGCTGGTGTAAAATCAACAAGCGAGGGTGGAGGAGGATTTGAGACGACAACAGAAGGTGGAGGAAGAATCTTAACGTCGCAGACGAGTAGTGAATGGGAATTGATACCCGGCATTCGTGTTCCTGATGCAGTAAGCGGGGTAGGTAATCATAATCATGGATTTCCAAATGGGACTGAATTTAAGGATGCAAACGGTGTTTCACATTGGTTTGCAGCGAGCGGTAATCACTCACATTCACTTTTGGCGGATCATACGCATGATGTTGATATCCCAGAACATAGCCATAGCATTAATATAGAGCCTCATTCTCACAACATAAGCTTGCCGAACCACACTCATAATCTCGAATTTGGAATCTATCAGGGAGAAACGGCAGATTCAGTAACAGTCAGAGTTGATGGGAACTTGATACAAGCAGTTGAAGAGGGACAGGATATAGACATTGTACCTTACATGAGTGTGGACAGCAGCGGAAAAATAAACAGGAATACATGGCACGAGATTGAGATCATACCAGATCGGATGACCAGAGTCGCGGCCAATATATTCCTGCAAATATTTACACAGAGTCGAGGTGGAGGGGATTATTGATCAATTTTAAGTTGGTTCAATATGCTCTTAGGGAAATATAAAAAACCATCAATTGTAACATAGTCTGATGTTTCAAAATCATGACCTTGATAAGTTAATCGCATTTTAGGTATTTTGGGATCGGGCATAGTGATCGTTACTCCATATAAATCATATAGGTCACGAGCAAGAATGAAATCGGAAAGATCAGCAGGACTTTGATCATTAAGTGCATTTGATTCAGACGGGTTTGTCAATGAAATGGTTCGGGATGATTCGTTATAAGTTACTTCATATCCCAAGAGATTAGAAAGTTCGCGGACAGGAAGATAGGATGTCCCATTGTAAGCGATCGGCTGCGTTGATATAGTTTTAGCTTGTCCGTTCACAACAAAATTGAAATTGGTCAGTACGGCGGAAATATCCTGATTCGCTGCGAATGAAACAGTGCTGGTAAGCATAAGGCCGATGATAAGGCCTGCAATAAACTTCTTCATGGTGTTTCTCCTTTTTTATTTTTATTATATCACAAAATTTGGAAATCAAACAAAAATCGCATAGCAAAGGAGGCGATAGCTTATGCAGACGATGTATGACGGTTTGGTAAATAGTCCGGAAACAACGACAACCAACAATATATCGAACAGTGATACCATTATTTATTTGCTGGATCCGTCGAGAGTACCGGCCGATCTGCCGAACCTGATGACGCTGGGGACTGGGACCAATGCCGAGACAGTGAAAGTGACGGCCATAGATGGCAGTGCTATCACAGTTGAAAGAGGATTCCAGGGAACGCCGGCGGCCTGGAACGCCGGAACAATAATCGCAAGGAATTTTACCGAATATGACTATAATGCATTGAAAGAAAATATCCTTGAGCTTGAGACGGACAAGGAGGAGTTGATCAAGGATGCCACGGCAAAAACAACGCCTGTGGATGCTGACACAATCCCTCTTTCCGATTCAGCTGCTTCCGGAGCCACAAAAAAAATAACCTGGGCAAACATCAAAGCGGCATTGGAGACATTCTTTGATACGCTGTATGTGACTTTAACCAGCGTAGCAAATAACCTTACCACGACAGCAGCAGGGTACGTTTTAGATGCCCGGCAAGGGAAAGTACTTGGAGACTTAATCAGCACAATGGCGGCAGATAATTTGAAATACGCAGAATATACCCTGTCAGCAAATCAATCTATACCGAACGCCTCTAGCACAGAAGTTTCATGGTCTACAAAAACAGCAATCGGCTCAGAAAATTTCACGGAACTTAATACGGGGAAAGTAAAAATTCTGTCTGCTGGTGTGTATGATGTTAAGATAACAATTGCATTTGCGGTCAACGCAACTGGCGCACGGGGAGTATATGGCAAAGTAAACACCGCAGTAAAATGCAACAGTATACTTAGTGCTGCGTCTGGATTGGGTCACGCCACAACAATTAATTTTCTCGTAAATGCAAATGTAAACGATGTGATTACCGCAAGCATCTACCAAAGCTCTGGCGGCGCATTAGATGTTATATCCGATGCAAGGTTCACATATCTGCAGATAAGAAAGGTTGGGTGATTGTAATGGAAATATCGGTGGTTAACAATGGCAAGAACCCAAACGATTTACACGACCATCTGACAACAAATGGTTGCATCGTAATATCGCTTAAACATGACGCAGAATACGGTGAATTCGGAGAAAAAATAAAAGAAGCAGAGAACATTTTTGTAACGGTGAGCGAAGAAGACTCCGAAACAGCAAACAACTTGATAGCTGAGTTTATTAGTGTTGATTAAGTTCTGAAAATTTATAAATTGTTAAGTTCACATGAGAGCCTTTTCGGGCTCTCTTTTCAATAGAGGAGGAATCAGGATTATGGATAATAGAGTGCTAAAGCATTTAGTCAGGTCAGGCGCGAAAGCATGGCACGATGCAGGCTTTCGGGGCGTCAGCCATACGACCGAAGAGCCGTTGGTAGCGTGGAATACCGAATCAGATGTCAGCAGCCACGGGTTTGGAGTAAGTGATTCGCTGGACGATTACGCTCCGATGATTAAAATACTCAGAGCCGGTTATAGCAGATCTGGCAACGACCGGTTTGCTACCTACCTCGGAAAGAAATATGAGGTAGAGGAGTTCATCGATCGGTTTAACGTTAAGGTTATTACCCGAAGCATCGGGGGGCCTGCAGCTGATCACAACGACGAAAGTGAGTTTTGGATCCCGATCCGTGACAGGCACAGACTTATATTCAACAACTCAATAGGTAACGATGGTTCTAAGGGAGCGGATGCATCTTTCCCAGCTGATCTTGCTATCTACTGGTGTGCAATTGGCCTCAGTGACAGAGGGGCGATTATCCCGAAGACATATTCTTCTGAGGATGATGATGCAGACTTTTCGCTGTTTACCGGGATTAGAGAGGGCACCTCATTCTCATCTCCGGCGGGTACCGGCATGGAAGCTGTAGTCATTGGCCGGTATGATGATGATATGACCCAGGAGGAAATATACAAGTATTTCCAAATGATCTGCCAGGATATCCACATTCCCGGATTCGATCACAAGACGGGGTGGGGCTTCCCGATCCTACCGAGACCGGACAAGCGATATATCTCGGTACCGATCAATAAATCAGTCATGATGATCGATGGAAAAACGATAGATACTGTTGTTCCGGCAGAATTGATTAATGAGCGGATGTTCATACCACTAAGAGCCGTAGCCGAGCAATTGGGCTACGAGGTTACATACCAGAACAAGGTAGCAACGATCGCCAAGAATGGCATCTATGTCAAGGTTAAGGTGGGATCGGATGTATTAACCATCGGGGAGAACAAAAAAATATATCTTGATGCTCCGGCATATTTAAAACAGTACGGTGATGATTTTGCGGCCATGATGGTGCCGCTGAGAGCCGTAAACGAGGGACTGGGTTCTAAAGTTGACTGGGTTCAGAAAGACCAAAAAGCCATCATACTGGAGGTGTGACAGATGATCAGTCCATACAAAGGTAAATTTGAAGTAACGCAGATTTTCAAATCGTTGCTTCATAAAGGTCTAGATCTAGTCGGCAGCACCAGCAAGCTTATTTATTCCACAGTTGACGGAGTAGTCGAAGTTGCAGGATGGGACTCGCATCCAACCGGAGGCATGGGGTTATATATCCGAATCAGAGAAGACGGCACTGAACGCCGTTTTTATTTTGCTCATCTATCAAAGGTAACGGTTAAAGCTGGCCAGCGGGTGAAAAAAGGCGATCAGATCGGCGTTGAGGGATCGACAGGCCATAGTACCGGATCCCACCTTCACTACGAGATCCGGAGCAGGCCGGACAACACGACGTTTTTGGATGTATCTGAAATCAGCGGGATCCCCAATGAGATGGGGACATATGAGCAGGAGGTGGAAGAGTTGGAAAGAAACATCAAAGATACCACCGTAAAGATTGGCGATACTGAAGTTTCGGCAAAACTGATCGACGGTGTCACATATGTTCCGCTGCGGGGGACAATTGAGGCCATAAAAGCAGAGCTGGACGTCACTTGGGACAAGGTGAATGGCGCCGGTGTGGCTCTATAGGAGGGATGTGGATGAATTTAGTTGCAACTATAATTATCGCGGTTGTACCCAGTATCCTGTCCGGAGTGATCCTCCTGGCTCTCCGGCAGTGGAATAAGAAGAATGAAAAACGCGAGGACATGAGAAAAGAAGAGGGTATTCTTATTCTCAGGAACATCGATGCCATTGGAACTCTGGCCGAACAAACAGTCCGGTGTATTCGAGGAGAGAAACCAAACGGCGAGCTTTCTGCAGCTCTTGATTATCGGAAGAAAATGAAACATGAGCTGGAGGATCATTTATTAAAAGTTAATGCTGATGCAAAAAGTTAAAGGAGGTATTTAACTTGAAAAAATTATTTTTATTTCTATTTTCTCTGATCCTGATTATGGGAATCTGTTGTGGGTCCGTCTTCGCGGCCGATACCGGTCCGGGAGACATGGCCGGCAGCGTAGCGGACGCCA